ATACGTAGGGGTATAGCTCAACTGGTAGAGTAGTGGTCTCCAAAACCATTGGTTGAGGGTTCGATTCCTTCTGCCCCTGCCAGAAAAAACGGAATGAAGGTCCGCCTTCATTCCCACATGACTCGGTAGCTCAGCTGGATAGAGTGACTGACTACGAATCAGTAGGTCTAGGGTTCGAATCCCTACCGGGTCACCAAACAATCTTCACTCGAACCCCGTAGCATTTTGACTGCGGGGTTTTCGAGTATATTGGGAACTGCAGTGTAGTTATAATATATGTCTACACGCTTCCCGGTCACTACGACACGACGGATGAAGTCATCGAAGGTATCGAGGCTATATCCGTCTTTTTTATTTGCCCGTTCTGTCAGTTGGTTCAGATAATAGATGACCGCTTCTTCTGTGATGGGAATGATGTGAGTGTCTAATTTAACGCCGTCAAGTTGTGCATTTAGCTCTGTGAGCTGTTTTTCATAAGTTTCAATATTGTTTGTTATGGTTTGGGAGATAAGACCATTTTCAACGGCTTTTACGCTGTTTTTCAGTCGTTTTTCAATTTCTTTGATTTGAGATTCCAGGCGCAGTTGTTCTGCCGGTTTGTGTTCCAGTTCGGCCTTTTGGATGGCCATACACTGGTCTGCAATGCATTTTACGGCGTCTTTGTTTTTGAGTATACTGATAGTTGTATCGAGAACCAATTTCTCCAGCTTGTCACGGTTTATGTTTTTGGCATCACAGGCAATCTGGGACCGCGCAGCTTTTTCTGATTTATTATTTTTGGAAGAGCATTGGTAATAGTAGTACGTGGTGCCTGTATGACTCTTGCCACAATATCCGGTCATGGGAAGCCCGCACGTGCCACAGTAGATTTTCCCTGTTAGGGCATACTGGGGAGACACGCGGCGGGCGGTATTGTTTTTTCGTTTGCGAGATTCAAATAAATTCTGCATAGCTGTATATTGCTCCTGTGTGATGAGTGCCGGGGCATAATCAGGATAGGATGTACCGGACCAGGTAAATGTTCCCGTGTAGATCTGATTTTTGAGGATGCGGTTCAGGCTGTTGCGCGTGAAGTTGCATCCTCTCTGGGTTTTGATACCCAGGCTATTTAATTTGCTCAAAATATCTGTCATTTTTACACCAGATAAGTACTTATCATAGATTTCGGAAACCAGATGGCCTGTTGCGGGACTGATGGCCAGTTTATTTTCCGATGTGAGTTCATAGCCAAAGGGAACAATGCCACCAATCCACTTGCCTTCCAATAGATTTTCCGTCATTCCCCGTTTGACTTTTTGAGATAATTCGGCACTGTAATATTCTGCCATGCCTTCAATAACAGATTCCAGAAGGATTCCGCTGGGATCATCTTTGATATTTTCCTTAGCCGACAATACTTTGACTCCATTTTTCTTCAGTCGGTGTTTATATATGGCCGAATCGTAGCGACTGCGGGAAAATCTATCGAGCTGATAAACGATTACATAGTCAAATAGATGTTTGGCACTGTCTTTGACCATTTGCAGGAATGACGGGCGCTGATCCGTGCGGGCAGACATGGCCCGGTCGATATAGGTATTGATAATATTGATTTCATTAGCCTCTGCAAAGGCCCGGCATTCACGAATCTGGCCATCAATGGATTCTTCCCGCTGTTTGTCACTGCTGAAGCGGGCGTAAATAACTGCATTTTTTGTCATAATATAATCAGTCCTTCTTTCTAAAACAAGGCTGATTATGGTATAATAAATACGTAAATCAGCCCAAGCAAACACAAGATTTACACTTGCCATGCAGTACGCCAATGCTGCTGGCATTCCCGTTTCCTGTTGGTCCAGGAGACGGGGATTTTTTTATTTAGATATTTAGTGGATTATGCGGCCGGGTAATAGTTGACGATAACGATTTCAGCTATTTCAATTTTTAAGGGAGAATGAGGTCTGATTTCCAGTTTTTAGAAAACCCTAATTTAATAAGTACAGCATTCATTGTATTTTGTGGTAATTCATCAGACAGCGCTTTAACTTCAACGGAAAGTTCTTTTAAAAGGGTTTTATAATCAGATTTTATAAGGAATAGTCCTAATATTCTTATTACATCGACTACTTTACTAGTAAAACGAGGAGATTGGCTTAAATAGAAAAACTGGATATTGGGTATATGGCCTTTATGTTTCGCAACATAATCGTACGTACGCTCGCCATGAGCACATAAGTTTCTGAATATTACAATGAATCTTATCATTTGAGAAAAACTAGAAATTTCATTTGTTCCTGCAGTTTTTTTTGGACGAATACCATATTCCTGCTGATACTCTGTATAAATATCATTTAAAATCTTGACTTTTAAATCATCTGTAAGAGATGTATAAAAATAGGATGTTTCACCTAAGGACAATCTTTTAATAAGAACCCAGAGAGGTAATTCTTTATGAGTATTAAGATAATGAGAAAATGGAGAAATAGGGATACCTGCTCGAGGTGGTTCTACATTGTTTTTAACAACATTGGAAATATGTGCAATAAGGTTTGTTACTGACTCAATATTGTTTCTAAAGTTGCTTATATCAAAATAACTGAAATTAGAGGGATACTTTTCAGAAAAGCGATATGAAACTTTTGTTTTTAGTGAAGACTCAAGTCGAAGAATATATTTCAGCAGAATAGAACGAAGATTGCAATCAAAAGAGTATAATGCATAAATATCATCAAAAGAAGTACCATCCTTAAATCTATCCGTTGTGTAACCTTTATCTAAAAAGATATCTTTATACCCATTAATAATGTTATAGTAGTTTTCTCTACGTAAAATACGTAGTGCTTTACTTCCATTAGGAATATTTAAATTGCGATTGCGTAATATTTTAAGTTGCTGATTGTATGTTTTAAATGGTTTATTCATAATGAGGAGCCTTTCTGATAAATAAAAAAAGCCTTACCAATCCGCAGATTGATAAGGCCCGTGGCTTACCCGCAGGTTTACCACTTATTCGCTTATCAATCATTATACTACATTTATTTGTTTTGTCAAATGTTTTGCAAAGTCATTTTGAGATAATAGCGCTGATAATCACTTTTTTACAAAAACTTTATCATATATCGGGATCCGTCTTTATAAATTTCAATAATGTCTTTATCAGCAAATTCTTTTAAAGAACGACGGACAAGCGCTGCATCCTCTTTATCAAAGCACTTCATTAAATCGGAGCGTTTCATGATATTTTCCTTTTTTATTTTCGCTTTTACTTCTTTTTTTATTTGCTTAAGCTTATTTTTCTCTGCAATATAATTGTTATACTCAATAAGCATTTCATCATACTCATTTTCTTTGAAATTTTCTTTATCTTCTTTTATTGAATCAACCATCGAATTATAATCATCCATAATTTCCGGACCATAATATTCTTCTTTTTCCTTGAAAAAAGGAAGAGCTTCATCAGATAAATACTGTAAAGCCTTATCGAAAATTTGTAAGGCTTTATCAGGGTGAGTGCCTGGATTATAAACCTTACTTGTCATATTATCAGCTTTGTCTTCCCATTTACTTATTTTAGATTCATAACGCTCAAAAAAGTAATCCGATAATTCTTCGTAATAACCTTCTTCAATATCTTGTCGATATAATTTATTATGATTATCCGGATCTGCAATGTACATGATATCAAGTCCTTTCGTGCTATTATATTGAATTGATTTTTCATACATCTGTTTTTTTATCGTCATAGGGTAACTGGGATTCTGCTACCATCAAGTTATCTTTTTCGGGCTTTTTTTTGTAGATTCTGAGGCCAATTTAAACTTGATAAAATCACACACTGATGATTGAGCTTCTGGTGATAGCATACGGAATTCAATTATTAGTTTTTTTTCTTGTTCAGTATACTCTGAAATGAGGGATGGAGAGGTAACCAAAGAAATTGGAACAATATTACCTTTTGAAAGTTCATCTACGCTGATGCCAAAATAACTGCAAATTTTAATGATATTACTAATACTTGCATTATCGACTCCACGTTTAAGGATGCTAGTCATAGTGGAATAAGGAATATTAATTGTAATACAAAAGTCTCTTAAACTTTTATGCTTTGATAAAATTAATGATTTTAATTTATCTTCTATAGTCACAATTATCACTCCACCTTAAATTGAACAACCTATTTCTAAACATATCATAGCATTAGAATACCGAAAAATCAATATAAATTAACGAATATTCGTAAATACATATTGACATTAACGAAAATTCAAATATAATATAATTAAAGTTAACGAATTTTCGTTAATACAGGCGATATAAGGAGGTATAAGGAGGTGAAAAAATGTATTATCCGAATTTAGAAGCAGAATTAAAAAGAAAAAATATCAGACGAATAGATTTAGCTAAAGCATTGGGATTAGCATTGTCTACAATATCTGATAAGTTGACAGGCAAAAGCGACATTAGCCTTGCATTAGCAAAAAAAATAAAGGATTTTTTAGGGGTGGATACTCCTTTAGAAGTTTTGTTTGCTACCGAAGGCAATAAAGTTGCCTAAATCAGGCAGTACTAGAGAGAAGGGAAAACATGGAAGGAATTATTTTGAAGTGATTAAAGAGGTGAGGGTATGGACATGGACATGGTGAATGAAAAAGAGCCTCACATGAACGAGGCTCAAAAAGACCTTCTGAGGCAATATCAAGAGTACTGTAAGGGAACGCTTAGTCAGGAAGAGAAGAAAAGATTTGAAAAAATATACCGACTGCTATACATACAAGGATTTCAGAAAGAAAATAGTTGCCTTTTATACATCTTATGGTGTTGTCTTTTTGCACTGCTCATAGATGCCGGATATAAGGCCGTAATTGGTGGAGATTGGATAACATCATTAGCAGGTTTAAGCGGAATAATCTTTTTTGGATTCATATTATTTTTTATTGCCAGTATTACTCCTGATTAAGTATTTGTTGGCAATGATCTTGATTAAAGGGGGTAATGCAAAGAACAAAATAAAGCTTGAAACAGCAAATTTGCCAATATATTCATCAATAAATTTTATGCGTTGGGAAAGGGTATGATGAATAGATTGTGATTCAAATTCTAATTGATTTAAGTCAGTGGAGGTAATTCCTTTTTTTACCAATGCCCCTTGAATCAATATGTCATAAGCAAGCATTTGTACACGTAGAGAATCATCAAAAATTTCGATGTAATTTAACGTGTAGGGTTCAAGAAGATGAAATTGGGAGCAAGAGTTTTCAATGGTTGACTGACTGTGCTTCATGTTTTTAATTATTTCATTATTTAGCTGAATCCACCAAAGGTAATTTTGATATATTTGTTTATCCTTATTCACGGTTTTACGCCAATTTTTATAAAAATATACCATTATGCTGAAAATGGCTGAACCAATTCCAGTAAAAACAATTTCAAGCATTGTATTCGCCTCCTGTTGATATGAGTATAACACGGAGGGAAAGAAAACGGAAAGGAGATAAATATGAAGCCAGATAAGGGAAAAGAGACGTGTAAAGGCATGGCTCAAAATCAAACTAAAAGATATGCAGCAGAAAAAAGATTACAGCTTCTGTTAAATAAAAAATTTGAAATGCTGGAAAAGTTACACCCGTTTCTTTTAGGGGAACCACGAGAAACAGTAACTAGATACGAGAAAGTTTTTGATGAAATAGATGGTGTTATTCAGCAAGAAATCAAATACCTAGATGGCTTTTGATGATAGATACAGCAATAGATTTAACAATGTCCAGGGTAACACTACCACCAACCGATTCGATTTTATTCAATGTACTTTGCCAAATGGATGGATTTCGAATGGCATCTAAATAATCGTATCCAGATGATGTGAGTCTGTAAATCCAATAATCACTGATAGGGCCACAATAAATAGGTTCTGACGTTTCAATGAAGCCATCGTCAATTAATAGTTCAATGTGAAGTGAAATAAGTGGTGGATAGTCACATAAATCGGAAAAGCTGTTAATAGTGATTTTGCTTTTAGTTGAGTCTAACTCTTCGATACGAAGCAACATCTTCCTAAGCAGATCTAAATCACGTTTCATGATTTTCATCATCTCCCTTGTTTTAATTATAGCATGAAGCAACAGGAGTGAACGAGATACAAAAAGGAGATAAATATGAAGCCAGATAAGGAAAAAGAGCCGTGTGGGAACACAGCTCTGGCTGGTAAAAAATATGTTGATTGTCTTCAATGTCATTGTAAGGTTCCGGATAGTAATTTTTGTATTAAATGTGGCGCAAAGCTACATAAATATTGTAAATGCGTCATTCTTCATAAGCGGTATGATTGCGGACATAGTAAATGCCCAGGCAATACCTTATTCGTTGAATTGGGCAAGAAAAAGCAATCAGTCGAGTTGCATAAGTTCAAATAGTTTCATCGGAATATTTTCTTTCAACATTTCAATCAAAATATTTTTTCCCATAGATTTGATTTCATGAATTAATTTACTTGCAACTAAAGCCGAATATTTAGATTCTGGCTTATCAACCAGCAAGTTAGGAAATGTTTCTTTTAGCTGCTGTTTTTGTTCGGGAGATAGGTCATCTGCCATATCAACAATTTTTTCAGCACTAATTAAAAAACTATTTGTCCATGGATAAGGGTTACCACAATCAGGACAAAACGCTGGAACAACGTAATCTTTAGTTACTTTTATTGATCTTTCGACACCGTCCAAACTAGTGACAGCAATAACACTAGAGACATAGGCATCTCCTCGGATTGGAGCTTTACAAGATGGGCACTCTTTTATAGTAGGAGAACCGCACAGTGAACAAAATTTGGTGCAGTCAGCTGGTTGTCTGTTGCAGCTTAAATTTATAACATGTCCTGATGTACAAATTTGGGCCACGTCATATTGTTTTGAAGACATAATATCACCACCTTAATTGATATTATAGCACATGAGATGATGTGGAATGGAGGTGACAAAATGACCGATGAAGAACTTGCCCGACACTGGGAAGATGCGCAGGCCAGACAACGGGAACAAAAAGCCAGAGAACGGGAACGGAGACATAAACCGATTCCGAAAGCTATTAGACAACAGGTGTATGAAAAGTTTGGTGGCCATTGTGCATACTGTGGGGCACCACTTGCATACAAGGATATGCAGGTGGATCATATCGAGGCGCATTCCGTAGGAGGTGCGGATGAACTGGAAAAGGTCCAGGGCCGACTCAAAAAGTATTATATTTATCGATTGGCCTTGAAATATGGGCTGATAGAAGAAAAAGAAAATGAAGTTGTTTTTTACTTTGAAAGGCGGTGCGGTAATGGAAGCAACGAATAAATGGACATACGCATTAGGGGATAAAGAAAACTGTAACGGCATCTTCTTTGATAGTAAAGAGGATGCCTTGGATGAAGCTATGCAAGAAGCCAAACTGGAAGATGTTTCGACAGTATGGGTTGGACAAGTAGAACAATTCCAGCCGGTATTCGGTATCACAGACGAATTATTCTATCAGTTGCAGGAACAGGCATACGAAGAAGCCGATGACTATAGCATCGGATGGCTGGATAATGTCACGAAAGATGACCAAGACGAACTGGATGAAGCTATTAAAACATGCTTTATCGACTGGCTGAACGCACATCCGGAATATAAGCCGAATTTTTTTACAGTCACGGATGCAGAATGCATCAAGATACAGAAGGAGCGATGAGATATACGTTGTCAGACTTTATTAAAGAATTTGGGAATCCCAAGCGGATTATTACACGCCGGAAGCGGAATGCGAACGGTGTATATACTGTCAGATGGCCAAAAGCCATGATGCACTATTATACATCTCATCGCTGGGATGGAAAAACGGTACAACTTCAAAACGGAATCATCGTCAAAAAGGGGGACTTCTTATGACAACAGATATACCGGCCTGGGTAAACAGCAACTACGAACTGTATCAGATCCAGAGGCGCCGGCAGCAAATGCTGGATGACCGCGTCAGAGAAATATACGCCGAAGATTATGGCGACCCGTTAACGGCGGGAGAAATCATCAAGGCAGGGCTGGGAGCAGCCGCATTTCTCGGATCCTTTGGTATGGCCGTCATCATTATGTCGTAGAAATAGAAAAGGCTCTGTGCTGGAACACAGAGCCAATGTCCTGCCAGGAGCTATTTTACCGGCAGGACTATAAATTTGTTGATTCATTATAACACGATATGAATTTGCATTGCAAGATAGATGTAGAAATAAAAGGAGGAATTGGAATGTATACGACAACACTGGCAGAAAAAATAGTGGAATTTTATCGCAATCCGGAAAATATGAGGAAATTCCGGGAATGGCAGAAAAAGAGGCATGAAGAAGAACAGCGGGAAGCGGCAAATACGAAACTGGTTGCGGATGATGTGCCGGCAGCAGGAGGAGCATTATGAGAGAGCTTATGAACACTATCTGGCAATCTATTGGAATTTTCCTGGGGATGCAGTTATTATTGGTGTTCATCCTGGCAAAAGTAGGAATGAAATTGACCGTCAGATTATGCCGGGGGCTTCGTTCGTTGATATAGGAG